AATTGTCGTCGGCAAATGCCAGTTGCATTTCTGGCGTGTTGGCACTGCCTCTATCGCCGCCATTGGCAAAAACAATTTGTGCATCTGGATACATTTGTCTAACTTGCAAAATTGCATCGCAGGCAGTGTTGTCGCTGTCGTCGAATTCCACAACCAGATCCACTGCTTGCAAAGCACTAACCACTGCTACACGTTCCGCAAAAGGTATAAAAGGTCGGCCTTTTTTTCTTGTTAACCAGCTGTCGCTGTTAACGCCAACAACCAGGCAATCGCCTAACTTTTTGGCTGCTTCAAAGTATGCTATATGCCCGCTGTGTATTGGATCGTATCCGCCTGTGCATAAAACAATTTTTTTCATTGTTGATCTCTTTGTAATTGATTTTAGTATATTTATAATTTTAAATATCACTGTTGAGAAATAGTATAAGTATTAGAAACAAAGGTCAATCGATGTCTGAATATCAAATTGTAACAACTATGCATTCAAGCGGCTACGACTTGTATGGTCGCAAAATGATCAATAGCTTTTTAAAATTTTGGCCTGAGCAGTATTCGTTGGTTGTGTATACCGAAGGCTTTGAACTGGATCAACTGCATGCCAGCAACAATAGATTAATAGCTAGAGATTTACCCACATGTTCTCCAGACTTGGTTTTGTTCAAACAACGGCATCAACATAATCGTGCAGCCAATGGTTTTGTCGAACCCACTAGGCGAGACCCGGATTTTGCGTTTGATGCAGTGAGATTTAGTCACAAAGTATTTGCACTATACCATGCTATACACAACAGATCCAATGACATTGATGCAATAGTATGGATCGACGCAGACACAGTGACACATTCAGCAATACCCAACAACTTTCTTGCTGACCAGTTTCCGCTAAAGCCCAACGTTGGAATTTACTATTTGGGCAGAACACAACAGCACAGCGAGTGCGGTTGGATGATCTTCAACTGTTTAAATCCACATATGAAGGCATTTTGGAAAATGTTTTCAAACCAATACAAATTGGATCAACTGTTCAAGCTCAAAGAATGGCATGACAGTTTTGTTTTTGATCATGTCAGAACACACATGGAAATCAATGCAGGAATGAAAAATCACAATATTACTCCCGGCTACACCAAAGGACATCCGTTTATTGACAGTTTTCTCGGCGAGTATATGGATCACCTCAAAGGACCAAAAAGAAAAGCAGCCGGTAGGAGTGCCAAAACTGAAACAAAAAATAAAACTGCACAATGGTGGAACGAATGAAAATTGTCAGCACAGAAACCTTTGACTGGCACTTACCAGATTCTGACACGCATTTTGCCGAAATGTTGGCTATCAACAGCGAATATCAATACAAAATCAAAAACATTATTTTAACGTATGCACACCAGCTGAACTTTGAAAACATCATTGACATTGGTGCAAACATAGGATTATGGACAAGATGGCTCAGCAGCCAGGGTGCAAAAAATATAGATTGCTTTGAACCCATTGCAAAAAATCTCGAATGTCTTAGGAAAAATGTTCAGGATATTGAAAATATCAACATACACGAAGTTGCACTTGGGCAAACACAAGGGTTTATTACACTTTATATTGAAAAAAGCGAATCCAATGTAGGACAACACAGTGTTGACAAAAACTATTTTGGCGAATCTGCCTTGCTTAAAGGGTTTACAGTTCCAGCAAACACACTGGACAGTTACCGTCTTAAACCAACGTTTATTAAAATTGATGTGCAAGGTGCAGAAATGATGGTGCTAAACGGTGCAATCGAAACTATAGCCAAGCATCGTCCAGCAATTTGTATCGAGTGCGAAGATCCTGAGTTGTCTACTATAAAATTTTTAGAGTCACTGGGGTATCGTATTCTTAGTAACACCAACTCTGACTTTTTAATGGTGACACAATGAAAACATATCAATCAAAAGGCAAAAAAACAAAATTTCTTTGGTATTTTCCCGATGACGAAATACATTTTATAGATTCTCTCGAAAATAATAATCCAGAATATCAATTTAAAATCAAAAGAATGATCAATGATTTTCAACATTTGGTCAACTTTGATTGTGTGTTAGATATTGGTGCTAATGTAGGATTGTGGACCCGATGGTTTGCGCATTGGCAAGCCAAACAAATCGATTGTTTTGAACCAATGTTGGGAAACATTGAGTGCCTAATAGAAAACACTCGAGATTTAAGTCAGGTTAACATACATCAATATGCACTGAGTAATGCTGCCGGGACACTAACACTTTACAATAGCAATGAACAAAAAAACAGCGGTGCTGCTACAATCAATGCTGAAAAATATTTGTCCACTTCTGAAAAACTTTTGTCTCACATTGTGGAATGCAAAACACTAGACAGTTTTAATTTTGCACCAACTTTTGTAAAAATTGACGTGCAAGGTGCAGAACTATTGGTTTTACAAGGTGGAGAACAGACATTCAAACAGCACAAGCCTGGCTTGGTAATTGAATGTGACGAGGACAGCAAAATTTTAGAATTGTTGTATTCGTGGGGTTATGAAAAATTGATGTCCTGTGGAAGTGATGTTTTACTGGTGGCAAAATGATAGGTTATTGTGCAGCAGATCCAAATTATTTTAGACTTTATTTTGACTTGTGGATTACTCGCATGAACACAGTATATCCAAACATGCAAAAAATAGTAGCTGTATACAACCCCGATGCTGACATTGAACGCAAATGTGCAGAACATGGCGCTGAACTAAGACCTGCTACGTTAACAGAAAATCCTACTAGAGCTCATTACTATTTGTTGCGTTGGTTAAACTTGCCTTACGACAAAAATCAATTAATCTTAGAAACGCAGATAAACTGTTTAGCAGTAAGATCGCAGAATTTTGAGGTTAATCAAGCAGAAGATCATTTGAGAATAGTAAGATACAAATCTGGTGAGCGCACTGGAGGTGTTAGTGCCGCAGTGTTTACACCTAGTGCAGCAAAACGTATTGTAGATCAGGCAAACATCATGTTGAAAAATCCCGTCGATGATGATCATCCAATGAACGATTGGCAAGCAAACAATCTATCTTGGAAAAAAATTGTAGCAGAACAACAATTTAAAGAAACAGATCAATCTATTGAGCCATGGTGTTGTTGGATTACCAGCGGAACTGGCAAAAAATTCTCCAGTGACTGGAAACTCAATATACTAAATCATTACTACAAAAAACTGCCATAATTTATAAAATATACAATCGTTAACTTGCGTTCTCAAAATAAGAATAGTCAAAACTACACAGCCACACAAAAATTACAAATACTACAACACCACACACAACAATAAGGAAGTTTATTGAATTTTGCACATATATTTCGAGTAGACATTGAAAATCCCGGAGACCTCTACAGCGCACCTATGCACTACATCGGTCCAGGATACAACGGAGTTATGGTTGACGTGTTTGCTGACAACATACCAGAAATGGAAGTTGACGCAGTTATTGTTGGTGGCGGCGCATTAATGACCAATCAGAAGTTTATAAACAATCTAGACCAGTTGTTGGAAAAAATACACGCACGCCATCGAATTGTGTGGGGTGTGGGTTTTGAAACTGACAACATAGACATTGATATACGGCACAAGTTTGACTTGTTTTCCACTAGAGAATACAAGTTAGATGCTGATGTAGATTGGGTTCCTTGTGCTAGTGTGCTGCATGCCAAGTTTGATTTGATAAAATCAACAAAACCATCCAAGGAATTTTTGGTGGTTGATCATTTCAAAAGATCAATTGCATTCAATCGTCGTCACACTCGAATATTAAATCGACCAAACAGTATGCCTTACATACTGGAACAAATAGCCGACCACCGATTTGTAATAACCAGCAGCTATCATGTGGCATACTGGAGTATACTAGCAGGTAAAAAGTGTGCAGTAATAGGCGATTCGTTGCCAACAAAATTTAGACGTATGAAGCATTTTCCTGCAATTGCAAATTCTTGGGATGACTCATTGGTGGATATTGCACAACTGTGGCCAACAGCTAGATACGAGTCAATACTAGCCAATTATCGTTTTCATAGAAAATTAGAAGACCTACTAGGTGTAGAAAATCCAGCGCAACTTGCGTGGCACCTAAATTTAAGAAAAGATCAATCATGAGTAAATTAACAGTAATAATGCCAGCTGCTGGCAAAGGCAGTAGATTGGGATTGCCGTATCCCAAAGAAATCATGCAATTGGAAAAAGGCAAGGCGTTGATAGACTACAGTTTCGATTTTTTTAAAAATCGCAGCAGAGACGAAGTTGAATTTGTAGTGGTTATCAACGAAGACAAAACTGATATTGTTCGCTATCTATCCAAATACAAAGACCAATACAACATCAGCTTCACTTATCAAAATCCAGCCGAAAAAGAATACACAGGTGCAATCAAAAGCGCATACCATTTGTTTGGTGAATACAATGTGGTAATGCTGCCAGACACGCTGATGAAATTAAAACCCAGCGTGGATTTGTATGATCGTGTGCT